AGTTGCCCTTTGTTACTACCAAAATAGACATACTGAGACATTGTATTAAGTGCTTTGACGATACGTAAGTAGTCTTTTAGCTTCCAATTTTGTGCGCCTGCATAAGAACTGATGTCAGTGGAAAGATAGGGCGGGTCAAGAATAAATACAGTATTGGGAGTGTGTTCAAACTCTGCTATAAGGTTGCGATAGTCGGTTTGACGGCGTTCTACTCCTGCAAGATAACCATCAGCATTGTAGGGTGTTTGAGAAATTTTAGCATAGAAACCTTCTTTAGCAAGGGCTTCCAAGCTGGTGGCGTACTTGCCGCTGAAAAGGAGATTGGCAGAGAAGGTAATATAATCTAAGGCTTCAGGCGGGTATTGGCGGAGGACTTCCAAAATAGTGGGTTTTACTTCATTGATACGTGTTCCTTTAGGGTGATTTGCTACGATTGGGCGTAATTTAGCGATGATTTTGTTAGTGGTGGGTATGAGTGCCAATCGGTGAGCGAAGTCGTCGTAATCGTTCCATATTACGCGGGCGTTGGGATGAGTGGTTTTGACGGTGTGGGAGAGCAAGCCTGAACCGCCGAATAGGTCGATGTAGGTGGCGTTGGCAGGGAAGTGTTTTAGGGCTTCTTTGAAGTGTTTGACAAATTTTCGCTTTTGCCCTTGAAAAGGTAATGGTGATGTAGTGTGATTTTTCATTTTTTTAGTGTTAGTGTTCGGTTAGTGTTCGGTGCGAGCCGCACTGGTAGTGTTTTTTTGGTGTTTTAAAAAATAGTTGTACTTTTGCAGTCCCCAACTTATAGGAAACAAAAAGCACGCTGACGCAGAAGACATATTGTCCTCCGCAGTCAGCATGCTGATGTTTCTATGAATAAGTTGGGGAACTTTAGTAGAAAAGCGGAGGACATTTTATACTGCTGTCCTCCTTTTTAGCAGTGCTTTAAAAGCGTTTTAAAAGCTGTTTAAATTCTTATTAAATCTTCAAACGAAACGGCTTAAACTTCCAAATGATAAATACTAACACGGCAATAAGCAATAGCCAAAGGATGTGCCTTACGGGGCTGCTTTTCACTTGTTTGCTTACTTGCTTAACTTGAGTGTATGCGTGTTTTTGTACTTCGGCTTTAGTTCTTGTGTATGAATTATTATAAAGGGTACTATCAGCCTGCTGTAGGCTCTTAGAATGGGTGCTTGTAGCTCGTAGCTTAACCTTTCCGTTGAGTACTCTTATAACTTCATTATCGCCGTCACGAATGCGGGTGTAGATAAGTTCACGTGGTTTGCCTACACTATCGGTGAGGCTTTCGAGTTCGAGTTCAAAGGACTGGTCGGACTGGTGGGACAAGTCTGTTTTGCGACCTTCATAGGCAAAAAGCTGTGAACTATCCTTGTAATGGATAAAGTGCTCTTTCTGTACTTGGCGTTGCTCAGTAGTGGCGACCTTGCGGGTACGACAACCTACTAAGGCGAGAAACGCTAATAATGCAATGATTATTCTATTCATAACTTTCTAACATTTTGATAATTTTCTTTAAACTGTTTGCGTAATCAGGAGCGGTTGCATAGCCCGCTTTTGCCACTTCTTCAGCAAACTTGTAAGGGTCGCTTCTTACTAACAACGCTTTAGCGTATCGATTGTTTTTGAAAAAGAATTGAGCGTGGTCTGTAAAGCATTCCTCTTGAGTTTCATACTTCCTAAACCAGTCTAACACGGTATAAGTATATTTGCCATCTGCTCGCTTTTTAATGCTGATTATCTTAGGAAATACAACATTTGCACTCGACAACACTTCAGTAGTACGCAACAATTGTTTTTTATCGGCAGGTGTTTCAGGTCTTGCTTTTATTCCAAAAAGCATATTGCCAAATGTACGTTCACCCCAACCACTTTCTAACGCGGCTTGTGCCAATGTAAAGAGATGAGAAATACCCGTTTTGCGCTCTGTTTCAAGCGAAAAGGGTTTGTACTGCTTTATAAATTCTTTCGGTGTCATTGTTGTTCGTTATTAGAGGTTTGAGATGTTTCGGACTGTTCAGCCTTTTCATTCATATAATTAGAGATGGTTTTAGCGACTTCCTCTAAGTTCTCACGATTGATCAAAACTTGCTGAACAACTTGTCCTGCACGGTCGAACCGCACTTTGTCTTCGGCTTTTTCGCGTATTGATTTGATTTCTATCAGGCATAACACTATCGCCATAAAGAAAGTGACAAATGGAAAAAGCCACAACGACGTTTGATAATAAATTTCTAAATACCAAGAAAGTAACCCATATATACTATCAACAATACTACAAGCGATGAGCAGGTTGTAATACTGCGCCATTTTGGCAATGGTACGTCTATAACCGTAGGAAGTTCGTGTTTCGCCATTGCGTTTAGCCTTACGTAAGCCACTCCAAAGGTCAGCAAATATCATAAGGAGTACAAGTATATAAATACCGAGTAATATCCAAAGAATTACAAGTATCTTTTCCATCGAGTTATTCTACGTTATGTATTTTGAAATAATATTTGTTTCCGTAACAAACAATCTCAGCGGTAGAACCTGCCTTACCTGTAATCTTGTGGTTACCCTCAATCTCAATATTGAGTTCATTAAAAAAAGTAATGTTGCCTACATCGTTTCCTACTTTCATTACGGTGTAACGAGCTTTTTCCTCATATCTTAAAAATATATCTGTATCATTCCCTTTTGTGTCTACAATGTTTAATAAACCTTTATGTGCATCTCGAAAACCGTCATTAATTAAAAGTTCCCAAGCGTAATTAACATAACTATCGGGGTCTGTCCTATACATAGGAAAATTATCAAATTTAAACAAAGCTAAATAGCTAAAATAGTCTTGAGAAACCACTTTAAGGAATCCTGAGTTACTAAAGTTATTTTCTTCTCCATTTACAAGGTAGATGCAATTTTCATTACTAGCTTCATAATGAATAAGAGTAGCCTTTATAGGTTTATAATGGTAGTTTTTTGGGAGATAACTTGAGTCGTCAATTCTTTCTGTAGACACATAAATATCGGTGCCTTCACCTAATTTTTTACCTACATAACACAGTATAAAGTTACCTAAGTACATTACATACCTTTCTAAAGTAAAAAAAACTCCTTTTTGAAAATTTTCTTTTAAAAGAAAATTTGGATAACAAGAATTTGTCTTAATAAGGTTATCACTAAGGTATGAAAAGTTTTCCAATTTTTCTTTTAGTTCATCGGTAAAGTCGTTAGCCGACAAACCCTTACCTTCTTCTTTGTCTACTTTGCTGATTAGCAAGGTTTCCAAGTTTTTGTTATCCTTTACTTGGCTAACAATTTCTTGAAGAGTGTCAAGAGAGGTGTCGTCTACGCTTAGGGTAGATTCCACTTGTTCCATTTTGCTTTGCAGTCCGTCAATAGCCTCTTTAAGATGTTGTCCCGTACCATCATATCCCCCTTTAGGTAACAATCCCGAAGTGTCAGTAGGCTGCAAGTCCTCTAACTTCTGCTTGTGGTCGTTAGTGAAGTCGTTAGCCGACAAGCCTTTACCCTCTTCTTTGTCTACCTTTTTGTCGAATAAGGTGCGGTGGGCATTGGTATCATTGATGTGATTGAGCAGCTGCCCTGCTGAGGCGGTGTTCTCAATGGCACGGGGAAGTCCCTCGATATTGCTCATTGGAATTTGTTCGCTTTTGTGCCAAAAGCTGTCAATCCAAGCAGCGAAATGTTCTTGTGCGGGTTTCATTAAGTTAGAAAACCACTTTTTTAATGTTTTTTTTGGTGTCATATTACTAAAAATATTAAGTTATTACTTATTAGTTAAAGCCTACATATTCAATAAACTGTACGACTCTATAAGGTGGCATATTGTTGTGATGCTGGTCTCCACCTGTACTTGTTGAAGTACGAGTGTCAATATCATCTATACTGAATTGTGAGTTATGCCCTATTCCTCTATCGGTGTCATTTATTTGTGTAGGAAGTCCTCCTATATTATGACTATGCGAAGGTATTTCGGCTATGGTGAGTTTGTGCGAACGTTCGCCGCCACTTTGGTTGAGTGTGTTGAGGCGATAGTCTTGTACATCGTCTTTTGTCTTCACATAATCGGGGTCGAGACCGATAGGCATTTTGCCACGTAGGTTCACGTACTCACGCCAGCCTGCGGGTATTTCTGAGGCGGGCTTACCCCATAGAGCAATGAGCCCTATAGGCACCGCTTGCTTTTGCTTTTCTAATTTTTCAATGCGCTTGAGGAGCTTTTCTGTCTCGGTGTTATCTGTTTTATTTTCTCCTAAATATTGGAGATTGTACACACGCTTAAAGTCTTCCCAATTGTAGGTCTTCTCAGGAGTAGAGCGACCAAAAGCGGCTGTACGGATAATTTCTAAAGGACGGAGGAAGCCGTCATCAAAGGTTACTTCGTTAGTTTCCTCTTTGATGATAACGGTATCATCTTTAGCGCCACCTTCAAAGGGCAATAACTCTCCATTGATATACACCGCACCAGGGCTGATGGTGTTGCCTATCTCTTCGCACCCTGATATAATAACCTTATTGCCTGCAAGATGTCCGAAGTGGTTAAATAGGCTGTAAGCGGTTTGCATAAAGGCGAGAAACCCAACATCAAAAGGGTAGCCTGCGTTGTGTTCTGTATGTAGCTTATTCATATTATTTAGTTTCTATTGTCCATCTTTTGCCTGCGAGCTTGTAGAAGTTCACGAGGGCTTCAAGTTTATATTTGTCGTATGTTAAGTCCTTGGGAAGGACTACTATAAAGTCTACCCCACCATCTATATAGTCGCCTCGTTGGTAGAGGAATACTTTTCCTATGTACAGGGGCTTATTAGCACTTCGGGGATAGATATACAACCTTTGTTTCTGCCTGCCGTCCTCGATACGGATACGCCTTTTTTCGTCGTCGAACTCATCATTAAGGACTTTGCGCAGGTAGCATACTTGGCTGTTGTGTGCCAAGTTGTACAAGTCGGCTTGGCTGGCTCGATGAAAGTCGTATAGCAGTTTGTGCAAGGGCGTTGCCAAGGTGCGTAACCACGCTACTAACTTCGGCTTTCGCAGGAAGGTAGGGGTTAGCAGCACGAGCAGTTTGTCGATGTTTAGGTTATACATTGCTAACGTAGGTTATATCGTTAAAGTTGTCTATCGTAAAGTAACCCGCGGTGGGTATTTTGCTTATCTCTATCGTTTCAAAATCTCCATAGCTTCCACCACTGGTGATGTTCTTACTTTGTGCCAATACCAAATGTGGTATCCTCACCCCTTCTGCTTGTTGAAGTTCGTCAATGAGATGCGCTAATACAAGCTCGCCATTGAAAGGCAGGCGTTTTAAATAGTCTTTAATAGCCGTTTCGACTGGCTTAGTTGCGTGGATGATACTTTGTCCGTTGCTATCTAATACCAAAGGGTCATATACTATCTTCATTTGCAAGTGTAGCACATCGGGCTGGTAGTTCACCACAGAGAGACGCACCCCTGCATCTTTTATTTCCTGCAAGTAGGCTTCAAAGGCTTGCTTTTGGGGTTCGGTGATAGGTTGCAATTGCTCGCCCTGTTCGCCCGCTATCTTGACTATCAAACGCCCCTCATTTGGGCTTTCCACAACGGCAGAGTACTTGACAATTTTGCTTACTTCTATCTGTTCTTCTGTGTGTCCCGTATTGTTGAACTTATCACTGTCAGTTAAAAGGTCAAAACCATACTGAAAGGCAAGGGCTTTGCTTCTATACCAACGAGCGGTGTGGGGTTTAAGCTCGGCAAGGCGTTTGTCAATATCTGCCCTATGTAGGTCGAATAGCTTCTCTAAGCTCCATATCGCCACCGCTATAATATACACCCACAAGCGCCATATAGCTACTTTGGAGGTGCTGTTGAGCTCATTCAAAGCAGGCTCTTGTGCTTTGGCTTGGTAGATGAGTTCTTGTATTTCTTGTATCGTTCGTGCCATAGTTATTGTTGTGTTACTACAAAATCTAAATTTATTGCCCATATACTAATACCCTCAAGGCGTTTAGCAACTTGCTCATCTTCCTTAGAAAATGCGGTTGCGGGCTGTAAGTTCTTGGCAGTGTAGTAGTTTAGTATATCTTTATTGCTAAATGCTTCGGTAGGTAATACTAAGGTTTTGCCCGCCTGCACATCATCGGTGATATTGAGGGCGTTGGCTTCTGCAAACTCAAAGACGCTTTCTATGGTACCCGTGTGTTGTAGGGCAATGTCTAATAGACTTTGATTATGTAATACTGTTATCATCGTTGTCGTTGAGCTCAAAGGTTTTATAAAACTTCTTATTAATTATCTTGAGCAGTACTTTAGCAAAGCGAAAGCCTAAACAATCTAAGTTCTCCAAGAGGCTCACCACCAGTTGCCATATAATCCCTATAAGTACTATCCAGTAAAGCCAATGGAAGGGGTCGAACTCAAAGCCTCCAAGACTTGGAAACTCTACATTAGCCGAGAAGGTATGCAATATATAAATAGGTACAAGATAGGTGGCTATTTTCAGGAGCATACGCCCAAACTTGCGACTCTCGTGCTTCTCGCCCCTCTTTCGGGAGGCTTGTACCCCAGTGATCCACTCAAATATAAGTAACACTACATAAGCGGTTAGGAATAAATGGTTGAAACCAAAAAGAAAATGCACGGTGGCAAATAGTAATGATAGTATAACGTCCATTTTGATAAATAGCATTGAAAAGGTGTGACCAAAGGATGAGCGTAAGAATTCGTGAGAGTCCCTAAAGCCAAAGCCTTGTAAGATGTAGTTGAGTTTTGTCATATTATTATTTTGTTTTTAACTTATTGTACCCATTCCAGTACTTGTAGTAGCACCCGTTTGGGCGGTGGCTGTTCCTGCCGTGCTTACGGATATACCTGGTTGCACTGTTACCTCGCCACTCTTGACGAACGCTTCAATAAGAGAGGCTAAGCGTTCGGCGTACTCTTCCATACTGCTATCGGTTTTACGTTGCATATCTTGTTGCAGGGCAATAATGCCTTATTGAAGGGCTTGTTTGTTTAGTGGCATAGTGCGTTTATTTTGTTGTTAATCTCCTCAAAATTTGCTACATTCTGCGGGGCAAAGTTGCCAGGGCCTGCGGGAGTTTGAATGATAGCGTTTTTAAGTTCTGTTAAAAGGGCGTTTAAAAGGGTTTTAAAATCTACCGTTTCGTTGTGTAGTTTGAAACTATCGGCTTTCAGTTCGTAGGCTTCTACCTCTTGGGCATTGAGCAAAAAGGGCTGACTTTCATTATTTTCTACCATACCCACAAGGATAAGGCTTCCTACTTTTGGTTTGATATACATTCCCCCTATGCCGAGGGCTATGCCTAAGAAAGGCAGCTTAGTGTCTAAGTCAGTAGCCACGCAGGTTTTTTCCTGCCAATCTACAGAGGTTACTGTTGCCCATTGTAGCACTTGCGGGATAGCTTTCTTTATCTTTTCAGAAAGCAGTATGTCAAACTCGTCTATCTCATTCATAACTATAATGCGTTCCCGCTAATTTCTATTTCCTGCCTATATTGGGCGTTGTTAATACTCTTCTTTACTCTATCCACATAGTACTCACCGTGTCTATCGGGGTAGAGGGTGGAGCTAAGTTGTATCTTCTCGCCGTGCTGTACGGAGGGTGTGCCATAAGTGGTAAAGCTCCCCTCAAAACCCTCACGCTTGTGCAGCTCATATAGGCGTTTTACTTCCTTCTCAAGTTCGGCTTGGCTACTTACGTGCCAAGTCATTTTTAAGGTCGTTTTAGGGTTCTCATCACCAAACTCATATTGTAATCTCTTGCCTTTACCAAAGGAGGAGGTGCCTATAATCTTTATGGTACGTTCTTCTTTGCTTAGGTACTTTAGGTTATTCTCGGTGCAATTGCGTTCTAAGTCGAAATGCTTCATCTCACCACTTACTTTTACATCTGAATAAGGCTTGGCTATAGTGAGTTTGCCCGCACGGATAAAGCTGTATATTGACCAGTCTTTTTGGAGTTTGTCCAACACCGCACCCAGTGTGGTATTGCTAAAGCGTATGCCACCAAGGCTTATATCTTCTACTTCTAAGGGGTAGTCTTTTACTACTTCGGTGAGGAATGTTTTTAGGCTTGCCTTTGCTGACACGTAATTGACGGGCAACTGGCGTAGCTTCCACATTGCATCACAAAGGCTGATAGTTATGGGAAAGTCTGCCGATACTTGGGTAATAAAGCCCTCGAACTCCTGCAAGAGCTCACCATTGTAACCCATTTGTATCACTACCCTATCACCTAAGGCAAAAAGTTCTCGCACCTTTTGCTTATCAAAATCACCTACATTTCGGGGTAGTACCACGCTTGCCGTATCAGTAAGCATTTTCCACGAGCTTTCAATTTCAATGGCTGAAACTTTCTGCACCTTAAAAGGGGTGCCCTGCTTGGGGTAAAAGGTGATGGCTACTTCAATGGCTAAGGTCATAGGCGGTAAATCAGTTCAAAAGGTTCGTCACTAATGCAATTTAGCTCTATGGGGATAATGTTAGGGGTACCCTCCAAGCTGCGTATATCAATGCTTTCAATTACGAGGTTATGAATATTTTTCCAACCAAATAAGTCGCCCTCTACCGAGATAGATTGTATTACCTCCGACCATTCTATAAGGCGTTTTTCGTACTCTCGTGCCGTTAACTCATCGTTATGGCATACGGTGCGGATACGTATCTGCCAGTCATCAAAGCCGTAGATTTCCTTTACGGTGCCATTGCCTCCTATTACATCGGTACGGCTGATGTTCTTTATTCGTGAAAAGTCTACCATAGTAGCAGGAGGTAACCAAAAGTCGTGTAGCTGCTTTTCTACTATCTTACTTTGGTAGTTGTAGAACTTGTAGCTACCTGCGGTAAACTTCACCGGAAAGACAATGGGTGTACCGAGTTTGGATAGGCGCATAGCTTCCTCTCTTTCTACGGTGCGGATACTGCCATATTCAGCTGTATGGGTAGGCTCTTTGCCTATGGGTACAGTGAGGTACACGGGCAGGTTAGTGCCAAAAGCCAACTTAAAAAGTTGTGATATGTTATAGCGGTTATCCATTGTCTACATTCAGCTTTAATAGTTTCTTGATAGCGTCATAGTCTTTGCCGTCTCTCTCTAACTGTATTTTAATGCGCTTCTCTACAGCTGTACGATTTTGCTTTCCTTTTATCAGCTCTACCATATTCGCCCCCACTAAAGGGTCAGATTTCCAATTTCCCTGCTGACTTTGGAGAATAAAGCCTACCTCTTGCAGGAGGCTGTTGCCAAGAGTAAAGTCGCCTGCTATGATTTCTAAGTCGTTATTTTCGGTTACAAGTATATCCATCATTCTTATAAGGTTACTAAGGCATCGCGCATACGGTCATTGATTTTGCTAATCACCCCATTGGCGGCGTTTTCTTTGCTCCCAATGGTTTTGTCGATAGGAAAGGTACAGTTCATTGTGATGTTCACAGTAATATTCTTATTACCTCCAGCACCTCCTCCCACGCTCATAGTGCCGTCCTTACCTACTTCTTTGCTACCTTTAGTAGATATGATAGGGTTGGGGTTTGCACTTACTCCAATAGCCGAGCTCGCAGAAAGATTACCCGCTTTAGGAGCTTTGGTAGCCTCTTTTTTCTCTTCCTCCTTATTCCACGTGAGCGATTGCCCTGCTTTTATAAACTCCTCTTTGGCAGCTATGCCCGTTTCATACACTTTCTTAGCACTATCGGCAATCGCTTGTTTGCGTTTTTCAGTATCTTCATTGATTTGGGAGAGCATTTTGTTGTTCTCCGCCTCATCTCCCATTCCTACTGCGTTTTTAAAGGAGTACCAACCCTCTTTAATCTTATTAAGCCCTATCATTAGCCCATTGATAAGGGTATTCCAGCCCATTTCAATATAAGCAATGAAGCCTTGAAAGAGGAGTTTTGCACCTTCCCAGGTATGTTTCCACGCTTCACCCCAACCACTTACTTTGTTAGCTAAATATACTATACCAGCCACTAAAGCACCAATAGCTACAATCACAATGCCGATAGGGTTAGCCGATAGTGCAGCGTTCCACAGCCATTGTACGGCAGTAACTACCTTAGTCCATACTACCATTAGCTTTTGGGCTACAACCGTTTGTTTAAGCCAAGCCCCCACCCCTTTGAGCACAGGGGCAAGTCCCGAATAAGCAGCACCCATATCGCCAAGCACGCTCACCACGCCTCCTAAACTATCGCCTACTACACCAAGCACTTTGGTAAAGGAGAACGAACCTATTTTCAAATCGTCTAACCACGCCTTACAACGCCCCATCCACTCACTCCAACCACTCATTACAATAGAGGCCTGTTCGGTGGCTACGTTAGTGCCACTGATTTGTTGGGTAAGTTCTGCTTGAGCTTGTGCAGTATTGATAAGCCCTTGTGCAGCTTGTATATTTTCGGCTCCAAAAACGGCAGCCAAAGCATCGGTATTTTGCCCTATCTTCTGCAACTCTTTGAGGCGCTCGGCAAAAGGTACCGTAGTATCTGATACTTTTTGCATATTCACCCCATAGGAGGCAAGCATATTAGTAGCTTCTTTAGAGAGGGCAGAGGGCGCATTCATTTTAATAAGTACGTTCCTAAGTCCTACCCCTGCTTCAGCCCCGTATTTGCCCGACTGGGCTAGGGCTTGCAGGGCGGCGTTCGTCTCCTCAAAACTGACGTTAGAGAGTTTAGCGGCTCCTCCTGCTTGTACGAGGGCTTGGGCTATTTGTGGCACTTCGGCAGCACCTTCTTTTGCACCTGCTGCCATTACATTCATCATTCGCTCCATTTCGCCCGCTGCTTCTATGGGGTTCTGCAAGTCTACTTTGAACTGAAGCATTGAGGTAGTAAGCGCATCGGTGGCTCCTACTACATCGCCTCCCATAGTTTTGGCAAGTGTATTGGCATAGCTACCCATTTTGGCAAGCGCTTCATCGCTTTCGCCTATCTGAGGGCCTAAGCGTGAGAGGATGGTTTGAAAAGTGGAAAGGTTATCAGAAGCAGTCCCCCCAAACTCTTTAGCAAGGTTACGAGCTTTATCTCCTAACTTATCTAAATCGTCCCCCGTAATACCCGTGATAGCAGCTACATCTAAAAGTGATTTTTCATAGTCTGCTCCTACTTGAGCAGAGGCAGAAAATAGCCCAGTAAGGCGTTGAAACCCCTCCGTAGCTGCTTGCCAATCGATAGGGCGTAAGCTGGTAACTAAGGTCTGCCAACTCTCTCGCATCCCCTCAGTAGCACGGCGCACATTCTCTTGTGCAGTATGAAGAGTTTCAGAGATGTTATCATTGGCTTCAAATGTCCACGTTGTAGTGTGATTCACTTCTGCAGGGTATTAGGGGTTAGATTGTTTGCTAATTTCGTTCAGTACTTCTACCAAGGCGCGTTTTACGGCTCGGTATAGAAGTTGTTCTTGGCATTTCATACTAAAGTCAAGGGCTTTAAAATGCTCCTGCCACTCTGTATCATTCATTGTTTCGGGCTGCTGCCCATTGGCACGGAGTAATGCATCTATGCTCTCTATAAAGTCGTACGCTTCTAAAGATAGTAGCGACGACTCTATACTTTTTTTAAGGCTACCTTTGAGCTTTGCAATAGCTTACTAAGCTCAGTAATCAGTCCCATATAGATAGAAGCATCATTTTCCAACCACTCCATATCACCCTCCAATACACAATTCTTTACCAACGCTTCATTAGCTTTGTCGGGGTTCTCTTGATATTCCTTAGAGGTCACTAAAGATAGTAAGTGCTTGTTAGGCTTTTTCACTAAAAAGTAAGCAGGTTCCTCACTGGCTTCCCCCTCCTTAGTAAAAGTAGTGCCTGATGGATAAACGGCTATTTCTCTTACCACATTAGGGTACTTGGCTTTGTAGCCTTCGATGTCTGCTTCAGTGTATTTTTTCATTTTTAAACAGCTTTTAAAAGGTTATTAAATATCCCAGTCAATATGGCTTACAATCAGCTCAAATTTGATAGCAATAGAGCCATCACCTTGTTTGATTTCCATTTCAGTACCTAAGAACTCGGCATTGCGTATCATATCCTTAATGATAAGTCCGCTGGGAGCTTCATAGATAACAGGGATGTCGAAAGGCTCAATATCTTGCAGACGTGTTCCTTTGGGAAGCGAACGGCGAATGCCGTCCACCTCTTCTACAAGCAGGGTAATTGAAGCCTTAGCTTCGTAATTTTCCTCTGTACGTCCTACAGGGAAGCCTCCCGCACCCATAATATTTGACTTCTTGGTACTATCCGAATAGCTAATTTCGGTAATACCTACCACATCGCGTCCTAAAAGATTGAATGTTACACTGTTCCACCCTTTTAATTTGCCGAAGTGGTTAATTACATTGGTATTCTTTGGCATAGTGTTATAGATTAGATGTTAAACCAATTTCTCCTTCAATAGCGTGTAGAATATCATCAGGCACAAGGCGTATTTTCACCTTTAAAGGCATTTCCTCTGTTACCGTTTGCTTCGCATCAATGCTCACGGCATATCCGCTAATTTCACCAGTTACTACCATTTGTCTTTCAATAGCTTTTCCCGCTAATTCTTGCAAGGAGGTAACAATACTATCCTTGAGGTAGCCCGTTTGTGGGTTCTTAGGGAGCTTACTTTTGATACGAGGCGAAAGTGTTTGTCTCACCAAGCGTGCAGCCTTATTCCACACCCTATTGTTTTCAATGTAGGTATAATCAGACGACTTGCTCACGCAGGTAGGAGAGTTTGAGAGGAAAAAGCCTGCCATATCGGCATACTGTCCTGCCAAAATGTACCCTTTATCATTGAGTAGTTTCAGCTGCTCATTGGTAAGCTCCTCCGCACTTTGTCCCGTAGAAATACCCGCGCTGATGTAGCGTTTTTTACCCTCATCAGTAAGAGGGTAGGTATTGCCGCCTTTGGCTTTTTCGGGTTTGTTTTCAATATCTACCGAGCCTAAATTCTCACTTACATTGCGCACGGATAGCATACCCAGTGCACTACCTATACTGGCGTGGTACTTGTAGGCATCGTCTACAGCAGCAATACCTTTGTCTTGAGCAATTATTACCGATACCTGCGGGGCATTCTTTTCTTTGAGGTCAGCAAAGTTATTTACTTCTAACCCCTCTTTACCCCTGCCCTCCACAAGCACAAAATCAATGAGAATACCATCTGGTTTTACGGCTTCCACGATTTGTGTTTGCAGCTCTTCTACATCGCTGGCAATGGTGGAAAGGTCATTGGTAAATCCAAAGAGTCCTACCCCTTTTACCTGCTTGTTAGCACGGATAGCTTTTACTATCTGCGCTGTACTATCCTGCATTTTACCTACTGTTACAGGTAGGAAAATGATATGGCTTTCGGGAGCTAAGCGGAAGACTTCAGATAGGTGATAGTGAGTTAATGCCTTTTGATTGGCATCTAAACTTTCAGTAATACCTACCGCTTCTGCATCCTTTAGCTGAATAAAAGTTTTAGCCTCTCCGTGTGTGAGTTGTGTTCCTGCCACAGCCATTGCAGCTACTACCAAAAATAAATTGTCTTTAGTAGAAGCGGTACGCCCTAACCCCCCTTCAGCTTTTTTAAATGTAAATCCTTTGAGTTGTCCCATTGTTATTCTTCAGTTTTTAGTGTTGTGTCTTCAGTGGGTTCCTCTTCCTCCTCTTCTTGTGAGGTAGCTTCACCTACTTCAGAGTTATCCTCTACTTCGGTAGTTTCAGCCTTAGCTCCTTTACCTTTTTTAAAGCGTTGTTGCTGCTCTTTAGCTTGCGCAAACTTTGCTTTGTTATTATCAAAGTGGTATACTTTGCTTTGGATATTGTCGGCGTGGAGCTGGGCGCGATTTTTTTCGTAGAAGACTTGTCCGTCTTCGGTGGCAAATACTTCTTCAAGGTCATTAGCTTGCATTACTTCTACAGCGATAGCTAATAGTTGTATGTATGTTTTTGGATTTTCCATTGTTTTTAAATTGAGTTTAAAAGGTTTTAAAAAATAAAGGGGTGGGCTTACGGGCGCACCCCGTCTATTAACTACCACTGATGATAGCAGCGGTACCTTCGTCTTTGATAGCTACACATACGAAGTGCATTTCAAAGCCTATAGTATGTTTACGCCCTTCTGGGTTGCTGTTTTTCTCGCGGGCATAGCGTTCGGCACTACCTACTGCTTTTACAGTATAGTTCTTGTGGAACACAATAGAGGCTTCTTTGCCTTGCGCTACTGCTCCAAAAGCTTCTTTTTCACCGTTGTGATAAGTAGGGGCATAAGTACTCTCGTAGATTTCAAAGCCGTAGTAATTGTCAGCTATTTTGCCGCTATTAGCGTCTTGATAGCGAGTTTTGAAGGCTAAGTCCTCAATGAGCAAGTCGGCAACGTGGTCTGAGCAAAGCACTAACACACGCCCCTTTTTAGGCACTTTGAGTTTGTCTAATTGCTTTTTAAGACTAATCAAGTCCTTAGCTATAAGTCGCTTGCGACCTGTACCATCGTCTTCTCCAGTAGTAACAATTACAGGCGTTTTCGCAGTGTTTTTCTGAGGTGCGATAGAGACCAAGGCGTGCTCGGCGGTTCTATCTTCAAGGGTTTCACGGTGTTGTACTTGTACATCGCTTACCTTCTCATAAGGGAGTGCGTAAAGTTCATCGGTGGTTACTTCAGTGTTCTCGGTCTCATACTTATTGAGGGAGATAATCACCTTGCCGTCTTCACGTTGGTGAGAGGCGATGGGATAAACTGTGTTATTAATAAGCACCTTTGGGGCGAGACCACGCACAGGTATTTTAATAACATCATTGTTTAACCATTCAGGTTTTGATTTTACAGCACCGAGCCATTCGTTCTCGTGTCTGAATTGGGTAATGAGTTCGCTTACGGCGAGCTCATTTTTTAGGGGTAAATTTTCGCTTCTTATTGGCATTTTCTATTTGTTTTTTTGTTGTTGATAGATTGCGTTAAGTTCTCTCACTTTTTGCGGATCAGAAGCCATAAGTTCTTCTAAGGCTTGTGGATCCTTGGTGAGGTAGTCGTTCAATAACCAATTGCTCTTGTCGGTAGCATTTTGGCCAGGGTATTGGATAGACTGTGAAGCAGGTTTTGGGGCTTCTATATCGTCTAACAAAGCAGCGGTTTTGTCGTAGTCAGCATTGGCGAGACTTACGTATAAGTCTTTTTTGTCAGCTGCTATTTTTTTGTCGAGAATAGCTTTATTTACTAACTTTTCGGCGCGTGCGCTGGCTTGGGCTTGGGTTTGCGCCTCGTGTTGTTTGAGGGCGGCAATACGTTCTTTAATTTGCTCATCGGTGGCATTAGCTGCCATACCGAGTGCGGAGATAAGCTCGTTTTTATCCATTGGTGTTATAATTTTAGGGTTTGTTACTACATTGGGTGTGGGTAGATGCTTACAGCCACAGGCTTCCATCATTGATATGGTTTCGGTAGTGATTTCGGGGTCGCCATCTGTAATTTCGGTGATGAGTCCTAATTCTTTCGCTTCGGAGGCGTTAAGCCAATAGTCCTGCCCCCATAGCTGGTCTATCTCTTCATTGGTTTTGCCAAAACGGCTGGCGTAGACTTCTCTGTATTGAGTGGTGAGGTTTTCGAGGTGTTTTTCTTCGGCTTTGAGTTGGTCGATATTGCCATAGAAATCTGTAATGGGTTTGTGTATCATAAATTGCGAGCTCTTATAGGCTTTGGCAGGAAAATGTGCCATTATATAAGTGCCTGCAGAAGCTACCAAGGCGCCTGCGGTAACAGTTACGCTACTCATTCGTTTGAGTTGATTGACGATTTCGGTAGCTTCATATACAGAACCACCTTGTGTGTTGAGATATACAGTAGCGGTAGTGATGCCTTGTTTAAGGGCTCTATCTACCTCATAACTGAAGTCGGAAGCCGTCCAGCCATAGTATATTACACCTGTGATACTGAGTTCTAATGCTCCCGCTTGAGCATTTATTTTTGCGATAATATTTGAGGGTTTGTTGTTCATAGGCTTGAGCCTTTTGGGTTACTATTTCTTGGTGCAAAATTCCAAAGAAGGGGGCAAGCTTGCAAATTGGTGTCCCAAAATAGGAAGTAAATCCGACCTAAAATAGGCAGTAAATTCGACCCTTTTTGGGACGGCAATTTTCATACATTAGGGGCTTTGTAGAACTTTGCACTGATAAAAAGTAGAAGTATGGCAAAAGAGATAGAGAAAAAATCGGCGCGTATCTTATTCATTGAGCAGGGTAAATCGGCTGAAGAGATTGCTCAGCAACTCAGTGTGAACAAGCGTACCGTAGACCGCTGGGCTACTGAGGGAGAGTGGCGCAAAATACGCGATGCTAAGGCTAATTCGGGCAAGGAGCGTATAGAACGCACCCAGCTGGTAGTAGACTCGCTTACTGACCGCCGTTTGCAGGTGATTGAGCAAATAAAGGAAAAAGAAGCCGAGATAAAGTATGCCGATAAGGATGAGGAAAGTAACCTACAAAAAGAGCTATTGGAGCTGCGCAAGGAGTGCGCCTCGATTGACGATGCTATCGCTAAGTGGAACAAGCGTATTGAAAACCTTATAAAAGGCACTAAGATTACCCTTTCGATGTATATAGAAGTAATGGAGAGTATCTTTGAAGCATTGCGTCTCAAAGATGAGAAGCTGTATATACTTACTTTAGATTTCCAAGAGGAGCACCTGCACGAGGTAGCCGATAAAAAGTTTTAAGCAATGAAAGTAGAAGACAAAATAGCGAAAGAGCGGTACTTACAAAAGATAGCCTTTGCCAAGAGTGCAGGGGCACGCTTTGCTAACGAAACCGCTGAAGAGCGCAAGGCAAACATAGAGGCTTGTCGAAAAAACCCGCGCCTAATGGTAGAGCGTTATTTTCCTCACTATGCCGATGCTCCTTGCGCTGACTTCCAGATAGAGTGGGCAAAGTTGGTACAAAAGAACCCTACCTTTAAGGGCTTTTGTCAATGGGGGCGTGCGCTTGCCAAATCGGTGTGGAATGATATATTCCTGCCTTTTTGGCTGTGGTTGCAAGGCGAACCTATGTACTTGGTGATTATTGGTAATAGTTATGAGCGTGCTGAGCAGCTGTTGGAGGATATCAAAGCAGAGTTTGAAGCAAACCCGCGTATCCTTGCCGACTTTGGCGAACAAAAACAGCTGGGTACTTGGGAAGACGGCTTCTTTATTACCAAAGGTGGCTTTATAGGGCAGGCTCTTGGTATGGGACAAAATACACGTGGGTTACGTGTGAAAAACAAACGCCCCACCTTTATCGTGGCTGACGACTTGGAGGATAAGGAGATTAACAAGAACCCACGCCGACAAGAGGAGGTGGTAAAGTGGATAGATACCGCTCTTATTCCTACTATGGATGGCAAGTATCGCCGCTTTGTGCAGGCAAACAACCGCTTTGCCCCAGTGATGATACAAACAATACTACAGGATAAGCACCCTAAGTGGAAGGTGCACCAAGTGAATGCTTATGACCCTATAACCTACGCCCCTACGTGGGTAGGCAAATATGATGATACCTACTTCTATGAGTTGGTATATGGTGCAGACGGCATAGGTGAATTGGCAGCCAATGCCGAATATAACAACAGCCCTTACATTGAGGGGGTGATTTTCAAAGAGGAGCAATTCCAATGGGTAAAACTCCCACAACTTCGCACTATGGAGTACATCATTGGGCATTGGGACATTGCCTACGCGGGCAATGCTACCAGTGACTACAATGCAGTAGTGGTGCAGGGTATTAAAGAGCGTAAGTTCTATGTGATTGATACCTTTTGTAGGCAGACGAAAATGCGAGCAGCTTTGGAATGGATGTGTCAGTTTCAAAAGCACTTGCCTGCAGGGGTAGTGGTGCACTGGCAGTATGAAGCGCAGTTTTGGAACGATGAGGTGCAGCGCACTATTCGAGAGGTGGAAAAGGAAACGGGCGTTACCCTCAATCTAACCAAGCGTACCTTAGATAAAAACCGTAAGATTGACCGTATTATGAGTATGCAGCCTTACTATCAGAATGGACGTGTCTTCTACAATGAAGCCCTTAAAGGCTCGGTAGATATGCAAACGGGTACAGGACAACTCAAGAGTATAGAACCCCAGTACAAAACCCACGACGACTGGCCTGATGCCCACCAAATATGTACTACCGACCTAGAAGCCTATATGCCTAACAATAGCTTTAAAGTGCTAATGGGCAAAATGAAAACCTTTAATCGCTGGTAAAATTATGTATTATATCCGAAAAGAAAACCTTATCTCCAAAGCCTTTGAGCGCGCAATTGATGAGAGTAGCAAGGACTTTGAGCAAGCCCTTACCGATAGCGAAGCCGAACATATCGCTATTTTTAAAACACTTTTAAAACGCTTTTACAATGTAGAGAAAATATTTAACCCTAATGCTCCTATCTATAACGATTTATTAGGGCGTATGCTTACCTTCTTAGTGTTGCACGATGTTTTCTCACGCAATGCCTACCGCAAGTATAACCCCAATAGCAACACCGAGAAACAAAAGGAATGGGCAGAAACACTCTTGGACAAACTATCCAAAGGCATTTACATTTTAGAGGATTTGCCCAAGCCTCCTGCCACTGAGCAAAAGGGAAGCAGCGCACGCTTCCTCTATGGTAACCTTACTAACAACGACTTTTATATCTAATAACCAATGAATATCTTACAAAAAGCCTATAACCGTGTACAAGCCTACTTTGTGGCTAAAGCTCCCTTTACAATGCTAAAGGTAGCCTTGGCGGGGCGTAGCAATAGTGCACCTTCACAGAATATTAGCTACCAAGCCAAAATGTTGCGAGTGGAAACCCTTAACGATTGGAAAATGGGGGTAATGCTCGCTACTAACCCCGACAACCCCGAAAAGCTAAAGCTACGCCAATTATATGACAACTTAGAGCAAGACAACCATCTGGGCTCAGTGATTGAAAGCCGTATCGCCAAAACACAACAGTCTCCTTTTCGCTTAGTTAATACAAAAAAAGAACGCAACGAGGAAGCTAAAGAACTTTTGGAAACGATGTGGTTTCAGGACTTTATAAAGCTTGTACTGATGAGTAAGTTTCAAGGTACTACCCTTATTGAGCTGTTTAATACCGATGAGAACGGCGAACTTACCGAAGTAACCGAAATAGGGCAAGCCTACTTTAACCCTCTCAAAGGTATAGTTCTCAAGGAAGCAGGAGACACTATAGGCACGCCCTACAAGGAGGGTAACCTTGCTAACTTCTACATCCAAGTAGGCAAGGACTACAACGATTTAGGACAATATGCTTTGGCTGCCCCTATTATCTTAGCTAAAAAACTTGGCTTAGGTTCGTGGCTCGACTTCATAGAAAAGTACGGCGTACCTCCACTCTTTATCACCACAGAAAGAGAAGACGATACACGCCTTCTCGAACTCTTTGAAATGGCTACTAATTTCAAACGCAATGCCTTTATGGTAGGGCGTGGAAATGAAAAGTTTGAAGTACCTAACATCTCACAAAACAACAATGCCGAAGTGTTTGATACTCTCATAAAGCGTGCTGATAATGAAATCTCCAAACGCTTTTTAGGAGGCACAGGACTCACTGATGAGAAAGGCTTTGTGGGCTCGGTGGAAGTGCAGTTTGAATTGGCTTCCTACCGCTTTGAAAGTGACAAACTGCTTGTAAAGCATATTATCAATAAGAAGCTCATACCGCTATTAGTGAAGCTCTCACCTGCTTATGCCTCTTTAAAAGACTTGCGCTTTGAATGGGACGACGAAGAGCCTCTAACAGCTGATAAACTCTGTAAAATGATGGAAACATTAGGTGTTTATTACGACTTTGACCCCGAACAAGTAGAGAGCATTACAGGGCTCAAGATAGTAGGTATAAAAAGCCAAAACCCTAACCTTCTACCAGTGGAAGGCTTAAAAAAAAAAGCCTATACGATAACGCCCTAAACGAGCATTGGCAACTGCGCAAAGCTCTGTTGCGTGCTGAGCAGCTCTATATACATAGCCACTGTGAGTGTGCGCACGATACCCACGCCTTAGACCTTACAGGTTGGCTAAAAGTAATGGAGCAAATAGCTAAAGATAGATACAATGGCACCCTCAAAAAAGGAGAACTATCCGACGGCTATATTTTAGAAACTTACAAAGAGCTTAATGGGGCTATGTGGGAGGGCTTTGATAAAGATAACTTCAAGGTGAATAAACAAACGGGAGCTATCTCGCCCGAAGTGCTGCAAATGCAGCGTAACCTATACAAGTTTAGCGGGGCAAAAAACTATGTACTCCTACAGCAAATAAATGAAATCTTACGCTCAGACAAAGGCAAGAATTGGCAAACATTCCTACAAGAGGTACAGAAGCTAAACCCTAAGTACAACAAGAACTACCTTCAAGCTGAGTGGCAAACAGCCAAACAAGCCGCCTACCACGCCGCTAATTGGCAGGAGTATGTAAAGCGTAAAGACTTATACCCTAACCTAAAATATTGTACCCAAAAAGACGAAAGAGTGCGAGAAGAGCACCGCCCCTTAGAGGGCTTTATAGCTCCTATTGAAAGTGACTTTTGGAGGGATTTCTACCCACCCAATGGCTGGCGTTGCCGTTGCTATGTCTTACAAACAGCGGAACCCGCAAGTACGGGTGATATGCCTCAGCTCAGCGATAAGGACTTTCCTAAAGAGTTTCGGGGCAATGTAGGTATTAGTGGACAGGTGTTCAAAGAGGATAGTACAAACCAGGGCGAACCTCACCCTTACTTTGCCCTCGCTTTAGATGCTGACAGCGACACCAAAAAAGCCTTTGAACTAAGCAAACTAAAAGCACCTTATACAGAAGTTTATGAGGCTAAAAATGGAGCTGTGGTAAAGGTAAGCCCCTTTGCAGACGAAAGCGACCTTGATAAAAACCTAAAAAGTGCTATTATCATTGCCGACAACTTGGGCGTAAGTATGAATATACGCCCGCATATAATTATTGAAGGGTATAAGAACCCCGAATATGAGATAAATGGTATTATTGGGGATAGGGCAGAACCTAAGTCCGATAACATCAAAAAAGGAATTAGCAACACCTTCGATAAGAAATTAGGTAAGAAAGGGCAGTTAAAAGAACAAAAAAGCACTTTTATTGTGATAGATATAAGTAGGTACGAGCTAACTAAAGAAAATATAGAAGCTGTTGTAAACCAAAGTTGGTCTAAAATCAATTATTACAAAGATTATTTGGAATGTTTTTTCTTAGTTCATAAGGATAATGCTATAATGCTAAAGACCAAATTGGTAAATAAAGGTTTTGAAAAATATAGAAAGGAAGTACTTAAAATAAGAAAAAGCAAGACATAAAGCCTTGCTTTTTGGGTCGGCGTTGGATTTCTCCGCCACCTTTGGGGTAGATTGAGCAAAAGCTCACTCCACGGCACAAAAGTACAAAACATTTTTTAAATAGCAAATAAAAATGATTTAAATTTTATTTATGGCAAATTTTCAAACACCTAACTTTGAGGCTATGGCAAGGGAGATATTTAAGAACATATCCCCAAAGGTAGCCCAAAAGGCACGGACTTTCTTTATGCAATCATTCATAAGGCAGGGCTTCACCGATGCTTCATTTATCCCTTGGGTAAAGCGTGTAGATGCGTTGCCTCATAAAACACTACAGCAGTCGCTTACGCTCAAAAATAGCCTGCGTATAGCAGAGCAGTCACCTGAAAGGGTAGTGATTTCAGCGGGTGAAAAATTGAGCTATGCAGCTATACACAATGAGGGAGGGACTATAACTGTGAAAGTAACTGATAGAATGCGAAAATACTTCTGGGCAATGTACTATAAAACCCAAAATAATCGCTATAAGGCTATGGCTCTTACTAAAAAAACAAGTCTTACCATACATATACCTAAGCGGCAGTTTATTGGAGAAAGCTATACCTTAGACAAACAATTGGAAAAACTCATCATAGAGGAAATACATAGAGCAGACGAAAATTTAACTTTTGAATAATGGAACACTGGCAAGATTTATATATAGAACTCGCTGAACGTATTAGCGAGAAGCTACCCGAAATACGTTGGGTAGACCTTTGGCATAACCAAGTAGGTTTCTTAGCTGATGAGCACCCTTTTGGTACGCCCGCCGTATTTATAGGGTTTCGCTCCGCACAAATCAATGATATAGGCGAACTGGTACAGATAGTAGATTTGCAGGTAGATTTTTATTTGTATTACGAGACTTTCTTAGACACTTTCCAAGGGGCCTACAACCAACAAGGAGCATTGGAATTTACTAAGAGCTTAGACGCTCTTTTTGGTAACTTTCACGGCACATCGGGTAGAAACTATAGCAGTATGCGCCGCGTGGCTTTTGCGCCTGTAGATACGGGTACAGCAGGCAACTTATACCAGGTTACTTTTGAATGCAAGTTGCACGATAGTAGTGCAATGAAGTATTACGAACCTACACGAGTACATTTGCAGGTGGAAGATGAGGACAATAAGTATTTTGTAGGAGTAAATTAAACCCTATTGAAGATGATGTTTTCGATAGTACGCTCTGAACGCAAAAACTTTTCAGACAAGGTAGATACAATATAGCCATGTTTAAATTTTTGCTGCTGTGATAGCTTTTCATATTCCTCACGGATAAGAGCGTATAGGCGGGCGGTAAAGTGTCGTTGTCTTTTCATAGTAGCAAGCAATTAGAGGAGTTTTACAAGTGCAAAAGTACGGCATAATTAGTAAATATGCAAATTAATGAAACGAGCCAATTAGCACTATTACATTTGCTAATTGGCTCGTTTTTTTATTGCTTGTTTCTTGTGTAGCTCACACTTCCCATCGCTTTTGGTTTAGGTAGGTCTCGGCGTAGGGCATTGCAGTACCGTCCAGCTTCTTTTTAGACTTTTCTTTCTCTATGCCTATGAAGGCTTTGATAACCTCCTCTGGCTTGAGCTTGTCGAACTTCTTTTTAGCGACTGCTTTAGTGCCGATTTTTCCGTATGCCTCCCAGAAGTCTTCAAAAGTTACTGAGGCGGGTACTTTTTCTATGGTGAAGTGCTTCCTAAGAGCCTCATCGTTGGCAAGTGCTTGTATTCGCTCTTCGGTGTAGGGCAGTCGATCGGGGTGGAAGAGCCAAAGCCATTGCTTAATGGTAAGGGGCTCACCGGTGTTTTCAAAAATTCTTAAATTGCCGTTTAAGTCGTATCTAAAAACGTGTTCGGAGGGAGTGTTTTTGGCTTTAAAAAAGTAAGTTGTTTCCATTAGGCTAATTGTTCGTTAATTTCATACGTTATTTGTAACAGTGTTTGGCGTTCGTATTGTCCGTAATTTTCCATTGTAAGGATGTATCCTAAGAACTTTTCTAACATATCGGCTTCGTAGAGTTTGAGCCAAAACCTGCGTTGTTTCTGTGTGGTGAAGCCCATATAAAAGCGGGTAGCTTTGATGGTTACTTCTCTCATTATGCTATACAGTACACGTTGCTCACGGTTGTTGAATAGGGGTTGCCCTATAAAGGTGGCGCGGGCAAGGACTTCGGCTTGGTCTCGTGATAAGGTAAGGGCGATTTTCATTGGTTTGCTACTTTATAAAGGTCTATCAGTTTAAGTAAAAGGGTTTCACGAGCTTTCTCATAATGTTTCTCGTAGGCAAACTCCCAACATTCTCCAAAGTCTAATTTTGGGGTGAAAATATAGGCTGAAGTGCCTTTGCTGGTGGCTTCGAGGTTACCATAGTAGCCACGAGCGCGAAACCAAGCAAGAGCTTGTTCCCAAGTAGGAAGCGAACAAGCGTAAGAATAATTTTTACCTACTTTGAGGTTATCTTTTCCCATTTCAGAATTCGTTCTTTGACTACAATCTGTGAGATCTACAGAAGCGTACCAATCTTCGCCATTAAATGAAATAAACACTCTTTCATCGTCAAAATAATCGTAGTAAACTACCAAACAAGGTTCATTAAAACCTATTTTTTTCAGTTTTTTGGCGATGTCTATCGAGACAAGCCAAGTGGGGTATTGTTCTTCTTCCATTTGTTTTTATAGTTTAATTAAGTAAGCGGGCATAAGGATAAAATTGCTAAACTCAAATCCGCATAGGTGATGTTTATCTTTTTCTGAGTATTGTGCAAAGGAGATATTAAGAGGTTTGCATCGGGGGAACTCTTCATTGAGTTCTTTGGCTTTTTCAATGATGTATTCTTTTATTTTGCTTAACTCCTTTGCTTGGTACAGTTCACCATCCATTTCTCTGAGAAAACAAGAGAATTGCTCTTGCAGCTTATTCTTGGTTTGTATGCCACCGACTAAATGGCAAAAATAATGTGTCGGTATTTCTTTCATTTTAAATAGTTTTTAAAGGGTTATACATTCCACTCTTCTTTGGTGAGTTGTGCGCCACAGTCTTTGCAAAATAGGGCGGTTACTTCTACAGTGCAGTAGTGGGCAAGGGTGCGGAGCTCTTTATGCTTGTGAGAACAAGTGCGAGCCGCACAGGCAATTAATTTGCTAACTTTCTCATTGGCTAATTTTCTAACTTCTTTCATAGCGTTGGGTGAGCATTTTTTCAAAAATATTGTTTACTTTACCTACCTCTTGAGGAGTGAGGTTTTGGAGGCTTTTTTTGAATGGGTTTTTGCTACTACAAAACCATTTGCCAAGGCGTTTGATGTCGGCGTACTTGGGGTTTACCTTATCTCGCCAACCGAGTTCGTGGCATAGGGATAACAGCTTGGCGTGTTGCTTGTTTTGGGCATCGAAGTAGGCGTGCATTTCAAACTTATAACCAAGGTGCTCGGCAAGGGCGAAAAACTCGTTTTCGGTGAGGTTTTTGGTGCTGGGAAGTTCTCTGCCAATAAAGCTACATACAAAGTGTAGGCGGGCTTCTCTGTCCTTAAAGCGTTTGCCTAAAAGGGTTTGGAGGATACGTATTTGGTGGGGTTTTATTGTGGTTTCTTTTTTCATTTTAAACGGTGTTTAAAGGTTATTTAAAAAGCTCCTCGCCTTAGTAGATCTCATAAGAGCGTCCTCTTATTGCAAGCGACCGGACTAAGGGCGGAGGAGCATCTTTTAGCTACCGAGATAGTTAAAAGTGTTGTTATGCGGTGGCTTGCTCTTCGTACTTTTGGTGTACAGGGAAAAGGTGTTTAATGTCAGTACCAGGGGGAAAGTCCACCGATGAGAGTGACAAAGGTATGTTACACTTTTTGCCTTGCTCGTCGAGGATGTTGGCTTCGATATAGAAGGCGGAACGTTGTGGGCGGTAGGATTCGGAAATAATTTTTACTGCGTCTGTGAAGTCAGGGTTATCAAATTCTTTGGCTACACGGGTAAGTTCTAACACGCGGGAGGCTTTGAGGTTGCCTTTGGCGTCTTTCTTGAGTAGGCGGTTGATTACTGAAACGAGTTTGGCGCTGTCGTCGTCTTTAGCGAGTGAAGCAATAAAGTGATTTACTTTTTCAATGCCTGCATTAACAGTGTCATCCCAGTTGTCAATAACGCGGAATCCGTAGGTGATGGTGTTGCCGTGGGTATCGGTGAAGGTGTGGCTTTGTTGGTCGCCTTTTACTTCGTAGACTTCGTTTTTGGTGTCTAATAGGATTTTGAGGGCTTCAAAAGTATGCAATTTCACCTCTGCCATTTGCTCAGAATATGTTTGCAGCTTGCCAATTATTTGTGGAATTGCCTCATTGACGAGGGCTTTGTATGCCTCGCGGTTTTCGTTTTGTGCTTGTTCACGGCGTTGTAGTTCGGCTTTGAGTTCGTCGGCTGTTAGTTTACTTAAATCTACTGTCATAATTGATAATTGTTATTTGTTAATATCTTGTTACTTTGGCTTTGTATAGGGGGTGTGCGGTTAGTGGTTGCCATTGGTCGTTTTCGTCTTGCCACTGTAGTTCTAAGGTGTTGGGGTCATAACGAAAAGCGGGTGGCAGCCAGCGTTTTCGCTCTGTCCAACCTTGTAGCTCTTGGACTAAGGCGGGTACTTTGTCGGTTTTACCTGCTCGGAATTGGCAGGTTTGCATCCGTTGCTCGAAGGTGAGTATTTGTACGAAAGTGTCGAGGGCAAGGGCTTCGGTGTATGCTAAAAATCTGCTATTCATAGTTGTTATTTTGTTACTAATTTTCCGTATTCTTTGAGATCTGACCACCATCGCACGCTATCACCGCTGATGCCTTGGGGGAGGTATCGCACGGGGCGTTTTTGTTTTTTGGCGGTTTTGAGGAGCTCTTGTGCGTGCTCTCTCATTTTGCGATTGATATACTCGTAGTCGCTTATTTCGTTAGGTTCTATTCTCATCTTGTGTTCGGTTTATCTTCGGTTAGTGTTCGGTGCGAGCCGCACGGGCGGTTATTTTCTTTAGCAGTACGCTTGGGTAGTAGTCTAAGATGTTGGCGGCATAGAAGCTAATGAGGTCAAGCATTTCTTCTGGGGTGTAGATGCTGATATCTTGCCCGTAGTGTCGGTGTATGGCTTGCTCAACTATTTCGTACCATTGATCGTCGTACCAGTTGATTAGGGTGTCGTGGCGGGTGAGGGTTTTGAGTTGTAGCCCCCGAACCCCCGAAGGGGGACAAGCTAAAAGGTGGATACACCAATCTATATAGAAATCATAGCGGAGGTTTTCATACTGCAAATAGGTGAGCCCTAATTGGTGGGCGAGAGCGTGGCGATAGGTGATTTGTTGGGGTATTGTGTTCATAGGTGTTAGCTGTTAGGGGTGATATTAGTGTCGTAATAGAGTTGTGCTTTCTCTTCGTTGATAACGAGGGTGCCGCCAGGGCAACGCCCCGATACGTGGCAGGCGAGTCCTTCGACTCGGATAACGATTTCAGCAAGTTTCTTACAGAGGCGACCTACAGCGAGGTCGGGTTCGCCTTTCTCTTCGTGTGAGATGAGTATAAATAGGGTGCTTCGGTATTTGCGCATCCACTCGCGTAGTTTGGGTGATGTAAGGTCGTCATTATATACCGTGGTGTTATCAATGATGACTACTTTGGGGCTTCGCTGTTTGCCGAGTGCTTTTTCTATCTCGGTAATTTCGGTATAGGGTACTATTTTGAGGCGACGATTGGAGGGGTTGAGCTGGGCTCGGCGGTAGGCGTCTTGGAATGTTTGGCTGGTGCCTTGCTCGGCACTGATGTACATAGTGGTTTCGTAGGAGCTAAGGTGCTCGGCAAGTTTGAGTGAGAACCACGTTTTGCCTTGTTTTTCTTTGCCGTATATGAGCCAAAATCCTGCTACTTCGGGGTTGCCCAGTGCTCGTGCCCATTCGCCCTCAAAAGGAAAAGTTTTATAGGTTTTTTCGAGTAGTTGTTTGCCGTATATTGCTTTTATTCGTGCCATTGTTTTAGCTTAGTTTTATGAGGTTTTCTAAATATCTGAGTCGTTTCATATCGGAGGCGGTGGCGTCTTTCTTACCGCTTGGGTTGAGGCATTTGCGTACTAACTTATCTACATCGCTTTGCTGTTTGGCGTTTACGATGGCTACATCGCCCAGTAGTTGTATATAGAAGGCTTTTCGGTCGTCGGTGCCTTGGGGTACTATAGTAGTGATGTCGAAAAAGCGGTCGAATATTTCGGCATAACCTACTTTTTTGTGGGCAATACCGCTTTCTATCTTGGCGCGCAAACCATCGGCTCCCATCATATACCAAGCGCATTCGCCTTGGGTAGCGTTCCATAGTTCTTTGAGTTCAAGGAAGGCGTTGTAATCAAGGTCGCCAGCTTCGTCTAATACTACAAGGGGTTGCTCTAAATAGAGGAGGCACATTTTGATAGCGGCTTTTACATCTACATAACGCCCTGTATCGTCCACGCCTATGGTTTTGGCAAGCAAGCGAATGAATTGCTGTTTGGTTTTGGCTTGTGAGCAGTCTATATAAAAGGCGTTTTTCTGCTGTTTTACGATGTGGCGTGCGCAGAAGGTTTTGCCTATACCGCAGTCGTCTACCAGTATCATTGATTTGCTGTAAGTTTTGCAGTATAGCAAGTTGTCTTCAATTTCGGTGTAAACTTGTGTGCGGGCTACTTTCCAGCCATTGTCGTTCACTTGTACGCCGAGTTGGTGGGCAATTACCAGCCATTGGGTATCGGATAGTACTTTGTCTATTTTGCCGTTTTTGATTTGTGAATAAATGGCGGCACTTAGTTTAAGGCGTTTAGCGTAGGCGGTGTCGGAGCCTCCGTAGTTTTCGCGGTCGGCAAGGATAGCTTCGCGTACTTTTTGTTTGAATTGGGCTTCTATTTTCATTATATAGCGTATTTGTTTCTCCAAGATTGGGTGTACTCGGTACCGGTACTGGGGTTATACAATATTTGTTTGTCGTCTTCGTCTAAGGAGTCGTAATCGGTGAGTATTTCGACTTCTGTGGTGTTGGTGGCTTCGTAACGTTTGAGGCTTGGGATAACGAAAGCGCGTTGGCGTGCGGGTGCGCGGTTGATGATGCCTACTTCGGCTATTTGCTTGCTATGGTGCTGTACAAAGCGTACTATGGTCATTGTATAAGCATCTTGTAGGGCTTTGGCTACCATATCGGCTTCTGTTTGCTCGGCACGTGCGCGTTGGAATTTTGGCATTGGCTGCACTTCGCATACATAGCGACCGCCGCAGTAGGCTATGGCTTTGATAAGTTCACCCTCGTTGCTGTCGAGCCAAAATACTTCTATATCTTTGCCTTCTATCTGTTTCATTTTCTCAATAAGGGGCTCGCCAGTGAGTATGTTGCTATCTTCGGCGATTGCCATTTTTTGGCGATTTAGGCTGATGTAGCCTTGTTTGCAACTTGTTTTAACGCTGTAGCCTATATGGGGCAGGATAGCGCGGTAGTTGGTTTCGGGGAGACTTTCGAGCTGGTTGTTTAGGAAATACTCCCAACGGCTCATTTCGGGGTGCTCATCGTGAGGTTCGTTGTTCCAGTCCTCTATATCGGCAAGGCGTGCCTGCACCAGTTCGTTGTAAGGGATAATTTTAGTAGCTCCTTTGCCTGCTTGGTTGGCTTCGTTCTTAGCAAAGGGGCGTGCTATCCAACCTTCGGCGTATTTTTCTTTATTGTTACGCATCTTGCCAAACATACGTTCTATGTACTTACCGCGGGCATTGTTAGCTTCTACACGCACCTTTTGAAACATATAGCCCTCACGTAGGAAAGTGTTTAAAAAACTGCTATTAAGTGAGCTTTCGCACTCTAACTCGAAGGGTAGTTTTAAGCCCCATTGGTGATAGTTGCGCACCAGCTGGCGGTAGAACTCTAAAATGATACCTTCTTTGGTTTTACCATATACGAAGGCTGTCATACAACGGCTGGCTACATCTATGCCGATATAAAACCAAAGGCGTTTGCCTTTGTCATACCAAAACGGCGGTTGGCGGTCGTCAATAGAGAGGAGCGATCCTGCTTTGGTAGGGAGTTCGGTTTGGGCGTAGGGGATAAATTGCCCCATAAAGGCTTGTCGGTTGCCAGAGCGGAGGCTGTAGGTGGCGATTTTAGTTTCCCAAGCCGATAGGTAGGCTTTTATGGTGCTTTCGCTAAGGGCGGGGAACTCTTCGGGTGCGTACAGCTCGCCAGTTTCTTTATTAAAGACTTCTATATATCCGCTAAGGAAGGAGTCGTATTGGCGGGCTATATCGGTGGGGGTGGGTTTGAAATCTTGCCCTACGAATAAGCCTTTGAGGACTTCTATTACGCGCTCATCTACCTTGCGGGCGTTTTGCTTACCCTTGCCGTAAGGGTCTTTAATCACTGAAAGCAGTCCGTCGTTTTTAAAGGCTTTGAGAGCGTTTTTAAAGTGGCGTAGGCTTTCGGGTAAGGAGTGCTTACGGCTGGGTGGCAGGGTTTCGTTGAAACTTAAAGCATCAGTAAGGAGGCTTTGTGCAAGCCCTTTGGTAGGGCTTTTTTTGTGTAACGATTGGCGTACGGCAAGGCGTTCACTCTCAAGGGTTACGAGAGCCTGCAAGGTAGTAGCATTGATAACATAGCGGTCTATCTCCTCATCGGTGAGAGGTTTGCCCTGGCGTTTCCAACCTGCATAGAAGCGGATAGTTTCGTCTTTCACGGCATAGTAACGCTCAAGGAGGTGTCCTTCTTTACGTGGGTCGCCTAGGGCCTGCTGTATGTCGGTAGGCAGGGTATCGTAGTCGATAAGGAGCTTGCGCCCATTGCCACCCGATTGGAGTTTTTTCACGCCGTAAGGTTTGTCTTTATGGCGGTGTATCTCCGAGCGCAACGTATTGAGCGTATTCCAATGTTGTGGAACTAACTCTTCAGCTTCGACGGCGACTTTATTATGTAACCAGAGGTATGGCATATTTTTTTTAGTTTTTAATTGCTCCCCAAGGTGATTTTGCTTCACCAGCGGTTGCTGACAGTCGTACTGACTTGGGGAAAAACAACAATAAAATCAAAATATAAAAAACGTGATGTGGTGTTATTCGCGATACTTCACTGGTTTTTGGTAGTCTATTTTTTCTCTTTTTATGACAATACCTAAGAAGGTAGTGCGTATCTCTCTGCCGATGATAAGGAAGTCCTCATTGAGTAGGTAAATGGTTTTTGTTGTCATTTTAAAAGTGTTTTAAAAGGTTTTTAAATGCTTCCCAAGGCGGCTATGAACCGCTGCAAACTTTCTTGCCGTTGGTCGTACCAACCTTGGGAAAAATTGCTACTTTTGTAGCTTCAAACTAAAAAATAATTATTGTATGGAACATTTTATTGAATTGCATAGAGTGAAAGTATCGGTAAATGACGACCCTACTTTTGACCCTATTCTCGTAAATTTACAGCATATTGTAGCTGTAGAAAGGTCTGTTCACAAAGGTTGTGGTGCGGATGTTTATCTGAACTTACAGGAGGATGAGATGCTCTTTCACCCTTTGCGTTGCAGAGAAAGCTATAAAGATATTTTAGCTTTGCTCAAAGAGAAAGGCATAGTACCTACTTCTCTTTAAACCTTTGGAGCCTTCTCCGAAAATAAGGGGCAATATATTCTATCAGTTCGGAGAGGGACTTTCTTTCCTCTTCTGTTGTTTTGACTTTTTCAGTATAGCAATCCATTGTAATACTATTGTGAGGTACACTTTCTATAATCAAATAGGTATTGTAGTGCCCTATGGCGTTAAGCTCTTTATGGATAGCTTGTAACTTTTCGATGATTGTGGGTGTCATTGTATTATTCATTTATTGGTTCTAAACATTCTATATCATACACCCCTACGCTATCATCGGCAAAGGTTACAATGCCTAACTCTAAATCTCCACGGGTACATACCCCCGTTAATACGCCTACTTGCCCTGCTTTGCCGTAAGGGTCTGTGGTGATAAAAGGCGATACTCTTACTTTGTCTCTTACTTTCATAGTGTTATGCTTCATAAAGTTTTAACTCTAATTGTACTACTTGTGGCAGTCCTTGGACCTTGGTAAGCTGCTGATAACCGTTGCGCAGTTGCAAAAGGGCTTCGGCAAACTCTCTGTTGATGTACCACTTGCCTTCGGCGGTGCGGTAGAAGTGCTGGGGGTGCTTTTTGATACGGCGATGATACTGCCCACTGGTAACTGAGTACTGGTGTAATAGCAACCACTCTATATAGGGCAGGGCTTCCTTACCATAAACATTGAGAGAGGGGGGCATTTTGATGATAGATTGCTGGGCTATCTTTTCCATTTCAATGAAGTAGTTACGTATCTTCTTGCCTACTTCTGTTCTTTCTACCATTGCGATTTCCTTAGCCATATCAATTGTAAGGAAATACTCAGTGCGTGGTCTGTGGGATACCTTTTGCCCATTTTTGGGCAAAAGTTGATTTTCAGTAAAATAATCTTTACCTTCGTCAAATCTATATTCCTCAACTCTACGAGGAAACCAGTTTGTAAATTTTGTTTGAACTCCCAATCTTCTGTGGAGTTCGCGGGCATCTATTAACTGAGTGCCGTTTTGTTCGATGATTGCGATGTCATTCATTGTTTTAATCGTTTAAAAATTCTTTTACTTTATTTTCAGAGGGGGCGACCATACTCTGGTAGTCCTTTCTGATTTTATCGGCTGAGAGGCTGGTGCGCTCGCCGCTTACACACTGGCGAATGTATCGCCCAGAGAAACCGTGTTTCTCAATCAATGCATTTATTACGCTTGCATTGTACTTGTTATACTTTTTTTTCTTACTTTTGTCCATTGTTACTTATTGTTCCAATTCTGGCGCAAAGATAGCAACTATTTTTTCTAATACGCAAATTTTATGGCAACTATTTTTTCTAACATTAAAGAGAGAGTATTGTATATATCTGAAAATAAAGGTATTACAAGAGAAAAATTTTTTGACGATTTAGGTATTACCTATGGAAATTTTAAAGGTAAAGCAAAAGAAAAAGCCCTAAGTTCGGATGTTTTAGCAAAAATAATTACTAAATATCCCGATATAAACCCCGAATGGTTACTTACGGGTAAAGGCGATATGCTTAAAGATGAGGCTATAAAAGGTACTCCAGTAGAGGTTGTTGCTCCTATAAAGGTAGAAGGTAAAAGCCTAATGCCTAAAGTGATAGTATTAAAAGACGAAGATGATGAGAAAGAACGTATTCCACTGGTACCTATTATGGCACAAGCGGGCTACCTTAAAGGGTATGATGACCCTAAGTATATAAGAAAACTTCCAATGTATAACCTACCAGGTATGAGGAATGGTACTTTTCGTATGTTTCAGGTGGAGGGTTTATCAATGTACCCTACCTTGCAGAGTGGTAGCTATGTAGTGGGGCAATTTGTAGAGGACTGGCAGCATATTTCAGACAATAGAATATATGTAGTAGTTAGTAAAGAAGGTGTAATTGTAAAACGCGTACTTAATAGAATAGAGAAGTACGGAAGCCTATATTGTAGGTCAGACAATCGCGTTTTTCCTCATATAAACGTAGATCTAAAAGATGTAAGAGAGGTATGGGAGTGTAAAATGCACCTTTCCTTTGAGTTTCTTGACCCCATACCTGAGTATCAAAAAATTGCAGATTTACAAGCAGATATGCACTTCTTAAAACAACGTGTAGAACAATTAGAGGAAGAAAAAACAGAAGTTTTATAGGTACAAAGGAATAGAAAGTACGTAATATATAGGGGAGAAAAGGCACTTTTTAAGGGGTAACAATGTGAATATCTTGTAAATCAATGATTTACGATATATAAACAAATGCAATATACCGCCAACTCGGTAACATATTCTTTCAAAATGCCAAAAATAGTGTAATTAGCCCCTTAAACTCGTGCGCTAAAATATACGCAATTGCAACGCCAACTGCAACGCCAACTGCACCTCCAACTTTTTTAGAAGGGGTTTTGAGGCTCTGTTGGGTGGGTACCTTTTTGGGGTGTTTTCTACCCCTCAAAAGGAGGTTTTAGCGGTAGCTATAAGGCACAAAAAAACGCCCTAAATGGGCGTATTTGTTGGGGTTTGGGGCTTTTTTGGGGGTGTTACTTGCACCGCTGGTATATAATGCATATATTTGTACCAAATAATGCAGCCTTTTGGGGCTTTTTATGCATATAAATGTAGAGTTTTGTACATTTCATTTTCCTGCCTTTTTGGGGCTTTTTTATTGTAACTATTTGTATTTTAATTCTTTTTGAGACTTTTTTATATTATGGTAGTTTGTACATTTCATATTACCCCTTATAAATATCACTAAAAAACTATTAGCTATAATATTTTTCTTAATCTCTTTTGAGGGAGTAGAAGCACAAGTGCAGTCTTGTAATTCTATGCCTGAACCTGTTGTTTATACAACAGTAGGTACACCTACTGAAAAAAGAGTAGAAGAAACCGCTGTTGATAGAGGTATTACAGTAACTCGCATATTAGAAACGAGAGGCTGGTCTATTGATAAGATTATGTATTCTAATCAGGAAACTATTCCTGGAGATACGCAAAGTGACGAAACCTATTGTGGTAAATCTCGTAAGAATACTTTTGGTGGCAAGAAGTATCCTTTTATGGACTCTAATAAGGTAAGAAAAATTACCTATAAGTTTAGTAAGCCTGTAATAGATGTTGAAGTTTTTTTAGCAGCCTTAGGTTATAGTGGAACACGTAAGCCTGGATGGGAACATATTCCTCATATAGATGTGGTAAATATAACAACTAATAAAGGAACGGCAACTTTACATGCGCGTTCTACTTGTGGTGAGAATAATTTACTTACTGTCTCAGGTAATCAAATATCATCTATAAACCATAAGACTACCGATGCTAAAATAGGGATTACTTCTACAGAGCCTTTTACAGAGCTTGTATTACAAGTTATAGAACCTTCTGGACAAACAGGTGGTTATGGTTTCTTCGTGGAAATTTGTTTAGCATCTATTATTGCAGATGCAAGTTGTGATACAATGCCTAACGCTCAGTTTGGAAGAGAACAAAATGCAACCGCCACTATGGGAGGAGTAAAGGTAACGCGTTCTTATACAGGCAAGGGTAACTTCTCGAATGCAGGAGAGCCTAGAGGTCCTATTTATTGCCAAAGTAGCTATAGTGGCGATTTACCTTGGGTACTCAATAGTAACAACAATATTAAAACACTTACTTATACTTTTGAAGAGCCTGTAACAGAAGCTGAACTTTGGTTTGTAGGAATGGGAGGTGGAAATGGTATTAGCGCTTATGATAAAGCAAAAGTTAGTGTGAACTGTGATAATATTACTCTCAGAGAGGCTTTTAGATGTAATGGAAACGATGTAAATATAACTAATCCAAGTGCTAACAACAGTCGTCTTATTTCGGTAAAGAACCCTACAAAGGTAACAGATATAGCTTATAAAGTAACTTCTAGTAAACCTTTTACAGAAATAACCATAGAGGACAGTAGTGATGCACAAGCGGCAGGCTATTTGGTAGAGATGTGTCCTACCTCAGTAAAAAAAGCAAATATTATTACAGTAAATACAGCTCTCACAGAGCAAACAGTATGTGATAATACAGGAAATGCTCCTTCTTACCTTGCTAAAGCTACCATTACTCCAACCTATGCAGGAGGAACGCTTAACTATGAATTACAAGCTAAAAAGAAAGGTAGCACTACTTGGGAAACAATTACAACTAACAATAGTGTGACTAATGACATTACCTATCAGCCTAGTGATTTAAAAGCATTAGCTTATAATGAGGCAATAGTAAGGATAAAATATACTTATAGTAATAGTGCAAAATTCTGTGGTACCCTCTCTAAATATTCTAATGAGGTAAAACTGAATGTAAACGCTAGTACTACTATTACAACTCAACCTGCAACTTCAGTAGCTTACTGTAAAGATGCTACACCTACGGCTCTTAGTGTAACAGCTACTGGGCAAGGAACGCTTAGTTATCAATGGTATTCTAATACAACTAATAACAATACGGGAGGTACTCTTATTACGGGAGCTAATGTAGCTACCTATACACCTCCTACTACAACTACGGGTAGCACTTACTACTACGTAGCAGTTACCGATACTTGTGGTACAGTAACCAGTACAGTAGCAAGAGTACAAGTACTTACCGCTTCTGATGTGATTACTATTAATACTCCTAATTACAATAATATTAACGGTATTTGTAATACAAATAGTACTATAAGTGCTCAGGCTACTATTGCTCCCAATTATAGTAATAAAATTAAAAATTTGGGAGGAGGTAATTTCTTTGCTTACCAATTAGAATATCGTAAAACACCTACCTCTCCTTGGCAGAACTATTACGATCAAGTATATAGCAATAATGCAAATGCTCGGATACGTACTTTCTCTATAAATCCTAATAATACTCCAAGTGGTGCTACCTTTAGGGTAAGATATACAGCTGATATAGTAGGTTTATGTGATAATCTTACGGTATACTCTAATGAGTTTACTTACACTAAACAAGCAGTTACTACTATCACTACTCAGCCAGTAACTCCTACAACTCCTATTTGTAAAGACGCTACAGCTACAGCTCTCAATGTAGTAGCAACGGGTGAAGGCACTCTTGCTTATCAATGGTATTCTAATACAACCAATAACAATACGGGAGGCTCTCTTATTACGGGAGCTAATGCAGCTACCTATACACCTCCTACTACAGCTACGGGCACCACTTATTACTATGCGGTAGTAACAGCTTCTTGTGGTGTAGCTACAAGTACTGTAGCTAAGGTAGATGTACTTACTCCTCCCGAAGTTACTCAAATCATAGCAACTCCTCCGGCGTTCAAGCAAGGAGAAAGTGCTTCAGTAGTATTTACAATTAAAGGTACTCCTAATGCGCAAGTAACCTACAATATCAATGGTGCAGGTACACAAGTGGTAACGCTCAACTCAAGTGGTACCTATACGTTGCCTTCTCGCACCGTAAACCAAACAACTATTCTCAATGTTACCAAAGTAAAATTAGGTGCTTGTGAGCAAAACTATACCGACAAAAGTGGCGGTATATTAGCAACTACTGCTAAATGTACTACTAAGCCCGCTTCTCAGTTTGCTACCGCTTCTCCTAACGAACAAACAGCAGTGATGAATGGGGTTACAGTAACACGTACCTATTCAAAACCCTCAGCAACTACTTTAGTATATGGCAGTACAGATAATAATGGTTACTGTAGTGGAACTCCTTATCATAATTATACTATTATACATACTAATCCTAGTTTTAGCCCTAAAGTAATTTATACCTTTAGTCAACCAATAACTAGTGCAGAGGTATGGCTAATGATAATGGGTAGTCCAAATACGAGATATGATAAAGTAAAACTATCTACTAACTATGGTACACCTACTTTTACTAAAGTATACGATTGTGCTGAAGGAAAAGGAAAAGCAGCAGCTACCTTAAATAACGGAGAAGTTACCTCACAACCTAATATCGTAACCGATGTGGCGGTGCGCATAACCTCTAATACTCCTTTTACTCAATTAATAGTAGAAGATATTAATGGTGCTGACTCCTCAGGGGTATTAGTAGAACTCTGTCCTACTTCTATCACTCCCGCTGAGACTATTAGTATCACTACACAACCACAAAATCAAACTATTTGTGCTGATAAGAAGGCTACTTTTACCTCTAAAGCCCAATTGAAAGATGCTACAGGTAATATTCAGTACAAATGGCAACAAAGTAGTAATGGAGCAACTTGGACAGATATTCCTGCTTCTACGGGGGCTATCACAAGTGGAGGAACTGCCTCTTTAACGATAGATGGAACAACTAATTACAAATACAGAGTAGTATATACTTATCAGTTTGCACAAGGCATTGTGGTTACAGCTACTTCACAAGAAGCAACGCTTACCAAATTGCCTGCTGTAGCTCTACCTACACTCACTGGTAACAGAACCCTTTGTCCAACAGCAACTAACAATACAGTATCGTTTGCTAACTATGTAACTGCTCCTACGGGTACTACCTTGCTTTGGTACACTGCCCCTACAGCTACTGTTTCAAGCACTACGGCACCTATTATCAATACTCACATAACTACTCGCACTACCCAAACGGCTTATGTGCGTGCTCTTAGCACTACTGGTTGTACTAGCGGTATTGTAACCGTTACCTTAACTGTGGACGATACTACCGCCCCTACTTTCAATGCTCCTGCAGCACTGAATATAGTGTGCAACTCAACTACGGCTACTACTGCTATCAGCAATTGGCTCGGTACGGCTACCG